AAATAGAACAGACCTTTCAAAAGTAAAAGACACATCGCAATTAAATGGTGCTGCAATTAATATTGCACATACTATGAACAATTTAAAAAAATATAAATTAAATGAAGCTACATCATTTGCAGTAGCTACTGAGTTTGTACTAGAGCAAGGAGCAAATGCTTATATAGATACTACTCCAACTTTATATAAAATAGAAAAATTAAGAGGACAAGCTGATGATGAAAGAGCTGATAGTTATGTTTTAGATATATTAGAAAATAATAATTTAAATAAATCAGAAAAAGATGAAGCATTAACAAGGATGCAAGAAGAAATGGTACAAGGTATAAATAATACATATCCATCTCAAGATGAAAAAGAACAAGCTTTAATAGCATTAGATAATATTTACAAATCTATTGGTTATCCTACCTATGAAGAAGCACAAGAACAAAAAAATGACAATACTCCTCCTACACCTGATGAACCAGAAGAGGAAGAAATTGATTATAAATCTAGGTCGTATGAAAAGAAACAAAATTCAATTTTTAGAACTATAGATGACAGTAGAAAGAATATACCTCTTTTGTATAGTCAAAATAGAGGAACTGGAACTAACCTAGAAGCAGTTTTAACAGATTTATATAATATAGAAAATGATAATACAAATTATAAAGGTATTTATACTAAAAGTTATTCAGTTGAAGGTATGGTAAGAGAATATTATTTATCCTTACCAGAAAATAAAGATAAAACTAAAGATGATTATTATACTTTAGCAAACAATAATGAAGAATACAAAAAACTTTTTAACAATTATTATCAAACTTTAAAAACACAAATAAAAAATTTAGGTTATGATATGTCTTATATAAATAATTATTCACTTACTAAATAATGAAACTTAATTTTAACAATCAAAACAATTTTGAAACATTACCTTATAAGTATACTTTAGATGACCTTGAAAAGGATGAGCAATTTCAAATAGTTTCTGAAAGATTTCTTACATCTATTGGAGAACAATCAGATGATGTATTTGAATATCTAAGAGATTCTGATTTTAATTTGTTTTCAGGTTTTAAAAGAATGAGTGAAACTAATAATTTTAGTGAGCAACAAAAAGAAGACTACGCTTATCTTCGTAGAACTTTTGATGGTGCAGATATGGGAAGTTTA